CCCTTCTCGCCGTCCTGATAGGCCTGCAGGCCGATGCGGTCGAACTCGCGCAGCAGATCGTTGATGCGCCAGCGATCATAGGCGAGGCCCTTGACGCGATAGCGTTGCGTCAACTCGGCGATGAACAGCGCGATCACCTCGGGATCGATGGTGCGGCCGGGGCTGATCCGCAGGTGGCCGGCCTCGGCCCATTCTTGGTAGCGATGCGAACCCGAGCCGAAATCGCGGTGCGATTGCTCGGCGAGCTGCTCGCGCGGTTTCCAGAAATACGGCATGACGCGGCACGGATCGCTGGCCGATCCAACCAGCAGCGCGGTCAGGTCCACCACGCTCGACAGGTCGAGAGCCAGGTAGACCTCCTCGCGCTCGATCAGCGCGACCTCTCCGACGCACCCCATCCACTCCTGCCGCGATATCAGCGCGGAGATGGGCGCAATCCGCTGGTTCAAAAACAGGTTGCGGACCTTGGGCTCTTCCGCTGGCATGCGGATCGCCTTGCGGATCGCGGTCGCCAAATCCTCGTAGTCGCGAAACTTGCCGAGCGCCGGGTTGGATTTGTGCCATTGCGTTTCGTCGGCCAGATCGCAATCGTCGTCGGCGGCGTACAGGTGGCAGACGATGGCCGAATCGACGCCGCTCAAGCCATCGTCGATCAGCTTCGACAGGATGTGCTCGGGGTCGTTCGATTGGGTCGAGATCGCGATGAACAGCGGCTCCTGCCGCGCGCCGAACGAGGTATCCAGCACGTCGTACAGATCGCGGTTCTTGGCCTGCGCCAGTTCGTCGTAAATCACGAGGCTTGGCAAATAGCCATGCTTGGTGCCGGCCTCGGCCGAGATCGCGCGATAGACCGAGCCGGTGCGCCGCGCCACCATGGTCTTGGTCGACGGGATCACATCGAGTTCGGCGGCCAGTTCCGGTTCAAGATCGACGATCTGCTTGGCGAACTTGAAAACGATGGCGGCCTGATCGCGGTCGTTGGCGGCGGAATAGATTTCGCCGTGCACCACCGCTTCGGGGCCGACCAGATGCGCCAGCACAATCGCGGCGATCAGCGCCGTCTTGCCGTTCTTGCGCGCCATCGACAGGATCGCGCGCCGCACTTGCCGTCGCAGGCCGATGTGTGGCTCGTAGACGTCGCGGATAAATTCTTTTTGGAACGGCTCCAGCTTGAACGGCTTGCCCTGGCCGGTGCCGCTCGGGATCGTCAAGCGTTCGATGAAATCAATAACCGCCTTGGCGCGCCGCTTGCCTTCGGGCGTGCGTTTAACCGGCGAGGAGTCCGGCAAATTTGCTCTGCGAATTGTCGCCGTTGCCGGCGCTGATGTGGGTGCGCGCTGCCGGCGTCAAACCGAACTCTGCGGCGAACCGCACCATGTCGCTGGCGTGCTTGCGCGCAATCGACACCAGCGGGTTCATGGCGGCATCGCCGTATTTGGTTTTGATGATCTGGCCGTTCATGATCGGATCGTTCGCGGCCATCCGCGCCAAGCTCTCGGCGGCGAGCCGCCATTGGCCGTAGGCGTAGCAATAGGCGGCGAGCGGCGCGCAATCGATCTTGGTCAACAGCCCGAGCCTGTGCAGCTCGGTGGCGACCGTCCACCATTCGTCGGCGGCATAGCCGCTGATGAACGGCGGCGGATCGGGCACGTCGACGGCTTGCTCGGGTTGCGGCTCGTTGTTCGGCAGGCGTTGCTTGCCGGGGTTGCCGCGCAGCAGCTTCAGCTGCGTCGGCATCGGTCGCTGTCCAGCTTTCATGTTTGATGTGTCCTCCTAGGTAGAATTGCGAAGCTTGACCAACGGACTACCCTCCCGGACCAATGTCTGCACTTGGCGGAAGCGGACGTGCGGCCCCCAAGGAGGAAGTCCGGGTTTGACCCGCATGTAACGTCAGGCGTGCCTAAAAGGGCAATATCTCGAAGGTCGAAAACCTGATATCATGAAACCTCTGAGGGAGCCGACGCTATCCGAAACCAGCCAACAAACTGGAGGATTGTCATGAGCATCACTCGCCGCGCCGCAACTCTGGGCGGTCTCAGCCTACTAGCCGGAACATCCGTAAGCACCGTGAGCCGAGCCGAACTCGGCTCTTTTCTCGGGATCGGGGAAGGACTTGAGGATTTCATCCTTGCCACCGACGCCTACATCTACGGCTATCCGCTTGTCACGATGGAGATGACGCGCAGGGTCATCACCAACGTCGCAGAGCCGGTCGGAACGCGCGGGCCGATGGGTCAAATCGTCAAGCTGCGCCAATATCCTGATGCCGCATTCCGAGACGTGACCGCACCGAATGCCGACACGCTCTACGCGATGGCGTTCTTCGACGTCGGCAAGGAACCGTGGGTCGTCAGCATTCCTGATATGAATGGCCGTTACTACCTGATGCCGATGCTGGACGGCTGGACAACGGTCTTTCAAGTTCCCGGCAAGCGCACCACCGGCACCGCTGCGCAGACTTATGCGATCACCGGCCCCGGATGGAAGGGCACACTGCCCACCGGAGTGAAGGAGTACAAGTCTCAAACCAACATTGTGTGGTTACTCGGCCGTATCTACTGCACCGGCACGCCCGAGGATTATGCTGCGGTTCACAAGCTGCAGGACGAGCTCAAGCTTGTGCCGCTCAGTTCCTATGGCAAACCTTACACGCCTCCCGCAGGCACCGTCGATCCGTCGATCGACATGAAGACGGCCGTACGCGAGCAGGTCAACCGCATGGATGCGGTGGCGTACTTCACGCTGCTCTGTAACCTCATGAAAAATAATCCCCCTGCGGCAGCCGATGCGCCTCAACTCGCTAAGTTTGCAGGCATTGGCATCGTTCCCGGTCAGGACTTCGACGCGAGCAAGCTCAAGGCGGATTTCGTCAAGCGCATACCCGAAGTCGGGTTCGACCGGATCATGCTCCAGTTCAAGATCAACAAGGACGTCAAGGACGAGAACGGCTGGGGCTATATCACCAAGACCGGCATCTACGGCACCGATTATCTGATGCGGGCACTCATCACTGCTATCGGCCTCGGTGCCAACCGGCCTCAGGATGCAGTCTATCCGACCTCGCTGAAGGATGGAGAAGGCCGGAAATACAATGGTGAGAACAAATACGTGATGCACTTCCCGGAGGGCCAACTGCCGCCAGCGGAAGGCTTCTGGTCGCTGACGATGTACGATGCCAACTACTTCTTCGTGAACAACCCACTCAACCGCTATTCGATCAGTGCGCGGCAGAACCTGAAATCGAACCCGGACGGATCGACCGATCTCTACATCCAGAAGGATAGCCCCGGTGCGGACAAGGAAGCGAACTGGCTACCAGCGCCTTCCGGCGACTTTGTCTTAATGTTGCGGTTATACTGGCCTGACGAAAGCGATCCCTCGATTATCGATGGATCATGGAAAGTACCGGCGGTGAAAAAAGTATCTGCATAGTGACTGCGCTCGGACCTGGAGATGAACGAACTGCTTCTAGAAACTCCGTCAATCGACCAGCTTGCCCGTATCATCGGAAATATTGCCGCGCCAGCCTTCTTGCTTGGCGCGGTCGCGTCGTTCATTTCAGTGTTGATTTCGCGGATCACCCACGTCATCGAGCGGTCGCAATACTTGCACAGCATCGCCGATGATGATGCCTCGAAGTCTTATCTCAAGACTGACATTCCCCGCCTCAAGCGTCGGGCCGCCCTTCTAAATCGATCACTGCTCTGTTCTATCCTCTCGGCGATACTCACTGCTCTCATCATTATCGTCGCCTTCATTAGCGCGTTCTACCGCGTGGCCCACGAATATGGAGTGGCGTTATTGTTCGTGGGAGCGCTGGTTATGTTTTGCATCTCATTGATCGATCTGGGGCGCGAGGCGCGTCTTGCCCTACATGACAATGATCTTCGCAAATAGCATCGCGGGATGAGGCCGTCATCGCCGTCGACATATCAGCTGGTCCGACATTGGCACGCGCTCGGCCAGGGCCTGCTCGATCAGCGCGATCTCGTTGGGGCGCAGCCGAAGCCTGCCGAGCCGATCCTTGGCGCGCCACCAGAATTCGTGCGGCATCTTGGGATCGTCCAGCCGGCTTTCGTCGTAGGCGCTGACATAGCCGACCTCGACCATGCGCGGCTTGCCGTCAGCGCCGATCATGCGCCGCACCAGAATGGCGCGGTGACAAAGCGGCGGTTCTTTGCGGTACCAGCTGGGGCGATAGGTGCGCCAAATTAGGTGTACCGGGCCAGTGCCCACCATTGAGAACCTCTGGGATGCCGGGGCGGCTTCGGGGCGATACTGCCCTTAGATATTTGACCTGAGAAGAATATTCTTTCTGCCAAAATTCGCGATGATCGGGCGAATTAATCGCATCGCCGCCGCGCTGCGACGCATGCGGGTGCTGCTTTCAGACCCGGCCCCCACCCCCTATTTCCGAACAGGTGCGCGTTTCTGCCAGTCGATAGCGGTGGTAGAAGCCTACCACGGTGCGGCTTCTTGATGCATCGCTCACGAGAAAAAGACTGAATAGCCTCAACGCTCCATCATTCGGCGGCAAAGAACTTATATTGTCGGGGAGCGTGATCGTGCCGGGGGTTGTGCATGTTGTTGATGACGATGCGGCGTTCCGAACGGCAATAGAGCGTCGTCTGAAAAAGGCAGGCTACGAGGTCGCGACTTATCCATCGGCCCAGCATTTGCTGGACAGCTTGCCCAGCGAAAGTGAATTGGGCTGCATTCTCCTCGACGTGCGGATACCAGGACTGAGCGGACCCGAGCTTCAGGGTCGCTTGAGCGAGTTCGGCTTGACCTTGCCTATCGTGTTTCTCACTGGTTACCCCGACATTCCCACCACTGTGCGGACCATCAAAGCGGGCGCGGTGGATTTTCTGACCAAGCCCGTATCGTCGGATCAGCTTCTTCGCGCAGTCGAACGGGCTGTAGCGCGTCATGAAGTAGCGCGGAGCCGGAAGGTCGAGCTTGAGATAGTTCGCGCTCGTGTCGCGACATTGACGCCGCGCGAGAGGCAAGTCTTCGAACTCGTTATTCGGGGCAACACCAACAAACACGTTGCCCGCGCGATAGGCGGGGCCCCGCGCACGATCAAGGCCCATCGCCAACGGGTGATGGAGAAAATGCAGGTCCAATCCTTGGCAGAACTTGTCTCCGTTGCCGAGCGGGTCGGCGTTTTGGGCGGTGCGTCGGGTAACGGATCGACACGCCT